TAGGTTCCCTTAGACCCCCATTTTATATACACAAATAGATCTATCAGATCCCCCCACCCCCAAAAAAAATGCATAACTATATAACCTATATACAAGCACAAGGTTTCTCTCACACGATTTTAATTTTCACAACATTCTAGTATTTTTTATATTTAGTGATACAATCAATACAAAAGGGGTGTGGTCAATAATGTACTTCATATTACCTCCGTACAGACTGCACCCTAATTGATATTATTATGGAAGAAGATATGATCATGAATGTTCCTTCTGCTCCTGAGATGCAAGGGACTCCTATGGCCCCCGATTTATCTGGGCAAATGCAACCTGAAATGGGTGAAGTATCACAATCTGAAATGCAAGAGGCTCAGGGAGCCCTCATGCAGATTATACAAGTTATAAATATGTTGATTGAGCAAGGGCTCAACGAAGAACAAGTTAAAGCTTTCCTAGAGCAATACGGTATCTCTGAAGATGAGCTAGATCAAGCAGCTCAAGCTCTTGGTGTAGATATTGATGCAATACTTGGCGGTCAGATGCAACAACCTCAAGAGCCTATGATGATGGCTGAGGGTGGTCCAGGAGTTTTACCAGATAACGAACCTACTTTCCAAAATAGATCTCCGCAAGAACAAATATTTACTTTACAAAATGCTATAGATAATTTGTATACAGAGTATGAAATGGTATTGCGTAATAACGAAGTAGAGCGAGCCCAAAATATTGTTAAACAAATTAACGATTTAGATAATCAAATCATTCAAATAAAAGCTAATATGCCTACAAATGTTGGGGCTGGCTTAGGCCAAAAAAAAAACTAAGTAGTCCACCTGACGTAGGTTCCATTACTCCTATATCTCCCTTTGAAATAACCGAGGCTTTTGGTGGTCCACTTTATCAAATGTTAAACCCTGGTGCTCAACAGTTAGTTGATAAACTAGGATTACGTGGTCAAGGATTAAGCGGTGCTGCTGCTATGGCATTTGGTCCACAAAAAAAAGCTAGTGGCGTATCCGCAGGATTACAAAAATTATTTGAAATGTTCCCAAAACTAAAAGGCAATCCTTTAGAAGTTATTAAAGAAACTCCAAAAATTATAAAAAAACTACAAAACAAAGTTACAGATCAACAAATTAATATATCTTCGGGAGCAACTAGAGATAAGTTGTTAAAAACTAGATCAGAAAATCAAGAATTAATAAAAGAACTAAAAAAATATGAAAATGAAGCAGACAATTATTTTAAAAATATACTAAGTCAGCCAGGTAGCATGACATTTGATCCAAAATTTGCAAATTCTGTAAAAGAATATATTAAAATTAAAGATCCCAAATTGATTAACATAGGCTTAAGTAAAAACTTTGATAATGAAAATATTGTTATAGCACTAAAAAAATCTGAAATACTAGATGATATTAAAAAGTTAAATAAAATTGAAGTTTTGCAAAAACCAAATAGTACTTTTGCAGATAAACTTCTTGCTTCGGAATTAAAAAAAGAAACTAAATTCAAAACCATAAGTGAAGCTTTAGAAGAGCTAGATAAATTTCAATAATGTATGACCAATCCTAATTTTTCGCACCTATCTGATTCAGAAATACGCGAAACTCTTATGTTACAAGAGCGTCTAGCTCTAATAGAACAACAAAAAGAGTGCCAAGGTTCTTTCCTAGAGTTTATTAATTATATGTGGCCAGAGTTCATTTGTGGCCGTCATCACAAGATATTTGCTCAAAAACTTGAGGAAGTCGCAGAAGGTAAGTGCAAACGGTTAATTATTAATATGCCCCCTAGACACACTAAGTCCGAGTTCTGTTCTACCTATTTCCCTGCTTGGATTATGGGTAAGCAACCAAATCGTAAGATTATGCAGACTACTCACACAGGCGAACTTGCGGTTCGTTTTGGCCGTAAGGTCAGAAACATGATGGATACTGATGAGTATAAAAAAATATTTAGCAAGGTAGAACTACAAGCCGATTCTAAATCTGCTGGAAGATGGGAAACTAACAAAGGTGGTGAATACTTCGCTGCTGGTGTCGGAGGTGCTATAACAGGTCGTGGTGCAGACTTACTTATAATTGACGATCCACACTCAGAACAAGATGCACTTAGTCCAACAGCTATGGAAGCTTGTTGGGAATGGTATACCTCTGGTCCTAGACAGCGTTTACAACCAGGAGGAGCGATTATATTGGTTATGACTAGGTGGAGTTCAATAGATTTAACTGAAAAGTTACTAGAGGCTCAAAAAGAGGAACTAGCTGACCAATGGGATATTGTAGAGTTTCCAGCTATCTTTGAAGAAACGGGTAATCCTTTGTGGCCTGAGTTCTGGGATATAGACGAACTTAATAAAGTAAAAGCATCTTTGCCCACTCAAAAGTGGAACGCACAATGGATGCAAACACCAACCGCAGAAGAGGGCTCTATCATTAAGCGTGAATGGTGGAATACGTGGGAGCATGATTCCTTGCCCCCTGTGAAATATATTATACAAAGTTACGATACTGCATACAGTAAGAAACAAAACTCTGACTACTCAGCCATATCTACTTGGGGTGTATTTAATCCCACAGCTGACGATCCAGATTCAATCATTTTACTTGATGCTCAAAAAGGTAGATGGGACTTTCCTGAACTAAAACGTATAGCTTATGAAGAATATAAATACTGGGATCCTGATATGACGTTAATTGAAGCAAAGGCATCTGGTACACCACTAACGCATGAACTACGAAGATTAGGCATACCTGTTGTTAATTACTCTCCTACTAGAGGCCATGATAAATCTACTCGTATGCACTCAGTCGCACCTATCTTTGAATCCAACCTAGTGTGGGCACCACAAAAAAAGTTTGCTGAGGATATGATAGAAGAATGTGCAGCATTTCCTTTTGGTAAAAATGACGATTTATGTGATACTATGACTCAAGCCCTGATGCGTTTTAGGGAAGGTGGTTTAGTTTCTTTACATGACGATTATTTGGAAGACTCTAGGCCAGTAGTTAAAAGGGCATATTACTAATGGCAATAGAAAAAGAACCAAACACTATACCAAACTCACAAAACACCCTCGAGGGTACCGAAGATATGCAGGTTGCTATTGAAGCAATCGAAGAAGCTGGTCAAGAAGATTTTGAAATGCAAGAAGACGGTAGTGCAGTTCTTGGTGGTATGGAAGATATGCCGCTTGATACTGACTTCGATAGTAATATTGCAGAAGTTTTAGATGACGATACCCTTAACGGTATAGCTATGGAGCTTACTGCTGGAATAGAAAAAGATAAGTCATCTCGTGAGGATTGGGAAAAAACTTATACAGACGGCCTTAAATATTTAGGTATGAAGTTTGATCAAGAAAGGTCTGAACCATTTGAAGGAGCTTCAGGTGTTATACACCCACTATTAGGTGAAGCAGTAACAAACTTCCAAGCTCAAGCATACAAAGAGCTTTTACCCTCTAACGGACCCGTTAAAACTCAAGTAGTTGGCAAGTATGACGTTGTTGTAGAGGAACAAGCACAAAGGGTATCTGATTTTATGAATTATCAGATAACTCACGTTATGGAAGAGTTTGATGAAGAGTTAGATCAAATGTTGTTTTATCTTCCTCTTGCTGGTTCTGCGTTTAAAAAAATATATTATGACGAAGCATTAGGTCGTGCCGTATCTAAATTTATTGCACCAGAGGATTTAATCGTACCTTATTTCTCAACAGACCTAGAAACCTGTCCTAGGATTACAAATGTAGTCAAAATGCCTGAGAATGAAGTAAAAAAACTTCAAGCTATGGGTTTTTATAAAAAAGTTAAGGTAGCAAGCGTTGATAATACTGAATATAGCCAAGTAGAAGAAGAAATAAACGAGCTATCAGGCCTAGAACCTAGTTATGATACTGGTGAAGTATCGGTTTTATACGAAGTACATTGTAATTTAGAGATAGATGGTTTTGAAGATATAGACGAAATGGGTGAAATGACAGGCGTAAAGCTACCATATATCGTTACAATCGACTCAAATACCAATAATATTCTTAGTATTTACCGTAATTACAAGCAAGAAGACCCTTTACGTAAGAAAATAGAGTATTTTGTGCACTTTAAGTTCTTACCTGGCCTAGGATTCTATGGTTTTGGGCTTACACACATGATTGGTGGCCTTTCTAAGGCATCTACAAGCATTTTAAGGCAGTTAATTGACGCTGGCACCCTAGCAAACCTTCCTGCTGGTTTTAAAACACGTGGTATTAGGATACGTGACGAAGATACACCCATACAACCAGGTGAATTTAGAGATGTTGATGCCCCTGGTGGATCATTACGAGAATCTATCCAACCATTACCGTTTAAAGAACCTAGTGGTACTTTATTAAACCTTTTAGGCATTTTGGTAAACGCAGGGCAAAGATTTGCATCTATTTCAGAGATAAACGTAGGTCAAGGCAACCCAAATGCTCCTGTGGGAACTACGTTAGCTTTATTAGAAAGATCTACTAAAGTACTTTCAGCTATACATAAAAGACTACATAACTCTCAAAAGAAAGAATTTAAGATACTTTCTAGTGTATTTAAAGAGTATTTACCTGAAGAATACCCTTACAACGTGGCAAATGCTAATAACAGCATAAAATTAACAGATTTTGATGACAGGGTAGATATATTCCCTGTATCTAACCCTGATATATTCAGCCAGTCACAAAGAATAGCTATGGCACAAGAAATGATGCAGTTAGTACAATCAAATCCAGAAGTACACGGTCCTTCAGGTATTTATGAGTCTTATAAGCGTATGTATGCAGCAATAGGGGTTGATAATATTGAACAAATACTGGTACCACCCCCACAAACTAAACCTCAACCACTTGAAGCTGGTTTTGAAAATACGCAACTTTTACTTGGTAATCCAGCCAAAGCGTTTCCAGAACAAAATCATGACGCACATATAGCAACTCACATGAGTTTACTTAATACACCACCTGTGCAAATGAACGCACAAGTACAAGCTTTGATACATTCACATATTATGGAACATTTGCAAATGAAGGCTGACATACTAGCTCAACAACAAATGCCACCCGAAGCATTACAACAGTTTCAACAGATACAACAACAGGCTCAACAGGTAAGTCCAGCAGAACAAGGTATGTTGATGCAAGAAGCAAATAATATATTGGCTCAGTTCTCAGCTCCAATTATGTCTGAGTTAGTTGCTGACTACACTTCAAGAATACAATCTCCCGAAGATGAAGATCCGCTTGTAGCAATAAGAAAACAAGAACTAGCACTCAAAGGTCAAGAGTTGGCTATAGAGCAACAACAGTTTGTATCACAAGAAAGACGTAAAG